CATTGAAGGGCATCCTCACCGAAGTAAAGGATCTGGACGCACAGCTGGCGAAGGCAGCGGAGAAGAAGACCCTGCTTGACCAGCTTGGTTCTCTTGACAAAAAGGAATCCAAGATCGACAACGATGCTAAGTCCGAGGTGATTGATGCCAAGACTCCAGGCGAGTTCTTCATCAAGAGTTTGAAGAATGCAGGCCTGACCGTTCTGGACACGAAAACGCGAGGGTTCCAGACCACCGAGTTCAAGGCCGCAACCGATGCCCAGCACGTCGGACAGGCGACAGGTGCCTTCGGTCCACTGGTTACCGATATTGACACGAACTTCGTCATGCCATACCAGCGTCCGCTCCTATTCGCAGACATCCTCGGTTCCGGCACAGTGTCTGGCAACAGCATCAAATACCCGGTGTTTGGTGCTCTCGAAGGGTCCACGGCGTTTGTAGCCGAAGGCGGCGCAAAGCCACAGATTCACCTCGCGGACCCGACTTGGGTCACTGACTCGCTGGCAGAGGTCGCGGGATTCTTCAAGATCACCGATGACATGGCAGAGGACGCCGACTACGTGGTATCCGAAATCAACTCGACCGCACTCTACGATCTGCAACTGCGCGAAGAACTCGCATTGCTTTCTGGTGACGGTACCAGCAATTCCATCAGGGGCGTACTCAACCGCGATGGCATCCAGACGATCGCCAACGCCACGGGGGAGAAGGACAGCGACCCAGATCTGATCTTCCGAGCCATCACCGCTGTGCAGGAAGTGACCGGTTTCGCTGCTGATGGCATCGTCATCAACCCAGCTGACTACCAGAGCATCCGTCTGTCGAAAGATGCGAACGGTCAGTACTTCGGTGGTGGTTTCTTCGCGGGACAGTACGGCAATGGCGGCATCATGCAGAATCCTTCACTGTGGGGGCTGCGCACCGTGGTCTCTGCCAGCGTTGCGAAGGGCACCGCCGTCGTCGGCGCATTCTCCACTGCGGCGAAGGTGTTCCGTAAGGGTGGAGTCCGTATCGAGTCCACAAACTCCCATGGGGATGACTTCACCAACGATCAGATCACCGTGCGTCTGCGCGAACGTCTCGGTCTGCAGGTCAAATACCCTGCAGCTATCGCCAAGGTGACCCTTGGCACTGCGGCATGAGGTGATCGATGATGATGAAACCCTATGAACTCAATGGGCGAACCTTCCTGTATGGGGAAGGGCGACAGCCGAAAGACGCGGTTGAGGTCCCGCAACGCGTACCGGAGAACAAGGATGCATCCAAAACGGTGAAGCGCAAGACCTCCACCGTCAAACAGGGGAAGTGAGGTGACGGGGCGATGACTGAAATGATCACAGACTTGGTATCCAAAGATTTGGTGGTTGATTCATCGACATGGCTCAAGGCCGCACAACAATCAGTACGGTCATACTGTGGCTGGCACATCGCCCCGAACATCGAACAGACCATGAGATTGGACTCCTACGGCGCTCGCACACTGCTCCTGCCATCCATGCACGTCACCGACATCTCAAGCCTCATAATCAATGGCGTTGAAATGAAAGATGACATTGACTGGAGCATGGCAGGAACGGTGAAACTCCGGAAAGGCTGTTTCCCTGACAGTCCAGGTGCAGTCACGGTCACACTGGAACACGGGTTTGACGCAGCTGAAGTCGCCGACGTGACATCGTTGATGCTGAAGCTCGCCCAACGTGGTTCCACAGGGCCGGGAGTCATCGGATCGCAGTCCACGAATGGTTCGAGTGTCACGTTCATTACTGCGGGTGGAGCACCTTTAAGCATCCCGTTATTACAGATCGAAAAGGATGCTCTGCAGCCCTACAAGCTGACCTGGGGCGTGTCATGAGCACTGCAGCGGAATATGTTGAGCAGAACTCCATGTTCGCCCTACGGTACACGGAACAGTTCACACGTCAACGCAGGAAACAGGTAGTGGACCCCTATGACCCCGACAACACCACGTCAGGGGATTGGACAGATACGGACGACCTGGCTGTCTGTGGCGCACTGACCTCGCTAACCAGCGTCGAACAGGATGATGCCACCCGCAGCGAAGCCATCAGCACGGCACAGTTCGTATCGGACAATCCCGGTATCGACGTGCAACGTGGTGACCGTATTCGGTCCAGTGATGGACGCAAATGGCACGTCGTTGGGTACCCGACGAAGGACATGAACGCCTTCACTGGCTGGCGTCCGACACTGGTATGCAACCTGGAGGAGGTGATCGGCTGATGCCTGCATCAGGACAGACACAAGTGGAATTCAACGACTCGTTCTTCGAATCGATCCTGCGCAGCTCCGGTGTCAAAAGCCTGTGCTCGCAGAAAGCCGAAAAGGTGCTGCAAGCCGCGAAAGCCAGTGCCCCCGTCGACAGCGGAGCATACAGAGACGGCCTGCAACTGCGCACGGTATCCAGAGCGCACCGAGACACCGTCATGGTAGTGGGCACGGACGCGAAAACCATGCTCATCGAATCCAAGACCGGCAACCTCGCCCGCGCATTGAAGGCAGTGAAATGACCCTCTACCTGCCACCTGACATGGAACTGTTCCTCACCGGATGGCTGCGCTCGCGCATCCCCAAGGTCCGGTTCACCAACAGGGAGCCCGAGCAGCTGTCCACTCCTCTGGAGCAGCCGGTGGTCGTGATTCGTGACGATTCCGGCCCCGCCACCTCACAGGTTACATTCGACCGCTCCATAGGCGTGAGCGTACTGGCGGGATCCAAGACCAACGACAAGCCGGCCAATGATCTTGCGAGGCTCATCTATGCGCATCTGACCTGTGAAGAGATCGTCACCGCTCGGGAGTCGCCGGTCGCCGCGCTCATCGATTCCGGTTGCAACGGCCCTTATCCGCTTCAGGACGACCACGATTACGCACGCCGGTACCTGACCGTCGAATATTCGACGGTCGGCACCATCCAATAACCATCAACATTCCTCGAAGCCACTCCACACGGGGTGGCTTTTCTCATATCCAAGGAGAGAAAAACATGACAGCAGATGCCAAAGGCAACGATCTTCAAGCGGTCGACGTTCCCATCACCGGCCAGCTGGCCGTCGCCCCATACGACGCGGCCAACCTGCTCACCTCCGAGCAGGGAGGCGGGCCCACGGTCACTTGGCCGACCACCAATCCTTACGTGTGGCTGGGCCTGATCAAACAGGACGGGGGTGCCACCGAGAGCCAGGACAAGGATGATGCCATCGAGTTCTTCCAGAAAGGTTATTTCCTAAACCAAGACCCAACGCTGACCATCCAGTATGGGTTGGCGGAGTTCAACGCCGCTGTCCGCAAACTCATCACCGGTCAGACTGCCGACGCGAACGGCATGATCGCTGTCGATACATATACGCCGGACACGAAGTGGATTCTCTTCTATGAGGAAATCTACAAGAACGGCAAAATTCGTCGTCTGAACGGTGTCGTGCAAGTCACCAACACAGAAGTGGATCAGTCCGAGCGTGGCAACGTCAAGGGCAGATCGGTAACGATGACATGGCAGCCAGATCAAATCGTAGGCAATGGTTCCACCACCAAGTTCAACGAATGGCAGTACGACCCAAAAGCGTGAAGTCGGTAGCAGTGACCGCCGCTGATGGCGGAACTGCACCGACTGTTCAGGCTGGTTCAACAATTCAACTGAAGGCCGTCGCGACATTGGCAGACGCTTCGACGATTGATGTCACCGCATCATCGCAGTGGGCATCGAATGCGGTGTCCAAGGCAACTGTGGCCAGCACAGGGAAGGTTACCGGCGTTGCTGCGGGGACGGCGGAAGTTACCGCTACAAGCGGTGACGCCACATCGCCGGCCGTGACTGTCACAGTATCCGCCTGAAAGTTATTCATCCCATCCGTGTGGTTCATGCTCTCCATGCGGATGGGATTTTCACATAAAAGAGCCTCATCTTAAAGGAGCATAAGAATGGTACAGAAGAACGATATCCCGGATGATCTTAACTTTGAAGAAGCCACCGAAGAATCATATGAAGCAGGAATCGTCGAGGCTGGCAAGGCATTGGAAAACCGCTATATTGTCAGATTCCCCGACCTGTATGTGAGAACTTACGAGGGACATACTTACCGCCTACCGCTGGCAGTGAGGGCTGACTACTTCGATGACGAGGACGGCCAGGAATCGCCATTAGCGCAGATTAAATCGGTGCTGACGCGCGAGAATCCAACCAAACGTAAATTGATCAACAGTGAAATGTCGGTCACCTTGCTTGCCATTGGCGACAGGTATGCGGATGTCATCGCCGATGTGCAGATGGCATCACTGGGAAAATACAAGGCTTCCTCCGCAGTATCGAAGCCGACCGCGTAGAAGCCGCTGCGGACTTCGCCAGACTTGGATGGTCGCTGACTGGTGACGTGGGTAACCGGCTGCGTTACGGCGACGCGATGGCGTTGTACGCCTCACTCATGGCCGACCCATCAAGCATGACCGGGGCCAAACATCTCGGACTGGACTATCCGATGAGCTGGGAGGGGTTGTCCGCCTCCTTCCACCAGCGAGGGTATCTTATGCTGGCACCGCTGCGCATCGGTGAGGAAACGGGGCATGCCCCTGCGGACGATGAGGAACTGGAACAGGCGAAGGCGAAACTCAGCCCGTTCCCCGGAGTGAATGTTGAGGAGTTGCCATGACAGGTGCAGCAGGGGCCGAGGTTGGGTCGGGACACGTTTCGATCTTCCCAGTCATGACAGGGTTCCGGTCGATGGTCTCCAAAGAGGTCCAGGCATCGGGCAAGGAAGGTGGCAGCATCTTCTCTCGCGCCTTCCAAGGCGTCGGGTCGAAGGCGGGATCATCTCTCGGCAAGGATATGAAGAGCGCGTTCAACGGTT